GGCAAGAATACTGCCAAGGAGAACAAGCGCAGGGCTCACAAAAAGGCTTAAGCTGAAGGTGCTGCTTTAAGCCATTCTTGAACTACCCCTGTTGATACGCCACCATTATATGAATGGCGACCTACTCCCCAAGATCCCCAATTTCGGCCTTCAGAGGTCATCTGGAAGGCTATACGGGCATTGGTAACGGGATTGTATAGGTCAGCAGCTTTCGCAAGCCCATACTGGCCTACACGGGCTTTTAAAGACCCATATAGGTTGATCTGGAACATGCCATAAGAATTATCCCCAGTACGAGGATTATAGTTATGGGCAAGAGGGTTTCCATGGGATTCCTTCATAGCTACTGCCCAGGCTACCTTTAGGTTCTGACCCTTGAAGCCGGTTAGGCGTAGAAGGTCATATACCTGGATTTTAGATAGCTTCTTCATTCCGGAATATTTTAATACGGGGTCTACGCATGGGGAGACCACCTTAGCTTTAACAGCATTAGCTGTTAGCGTGAACGTATTTGATATAGCTAGCAAAAATGCTAGTACTACTATTACTAGTTTGTTCTTTCCATTAAACTTCACACTATCTCCTCGGCTTGAGGGCCAACCCGAATCTTTTATCACCTGTCACCTGATAAAAAATAGCCTGGCGTCTGTCTGCCAAGCTAGTTGCAACCCTTTTGTTTCGTTGTTAGTGTTAGAGGCTATGACCCCTCTATACAATATAATAGCAGTAGTTACAGGGTTCGGGCAACACAGAGTCCGATATAGTGTATGATTAATCTCATATATCCCCTGAAAGGACCCTAAATATGTATTCTTGTATCATATGCAAGGATTTAGCGTCGTATTACGTTGCTACTCCTGGATCAGACCCACAAAGCTTCTGTGAAGACCATATGCCTGGCTTCTTAAAGAAAGACATCCAAAAGTTCTCATATGTGACAAAACTCTCAACAGAAGGCGTTATCTATGGGGTTGCTGCTGTAGAAGAAGAACCTGTAGTAGAAGAACCTGTAGTTGAAACTCCAGCACCTAAAACTCGCAAGAAGGCGGCTGCAACGCCTGTAGTTGAAGAGCCTGTAGTCGAAGAAGTTCCTGCAGAGACACCAGTTACTGAATAATGCGTATACAGAGGGTAATTACTAAGCAAGGCCATCCTGTACCTAAGACAGCTGGATATACTAAAGGTCCATTTCCCCCAGAGATCTTTCAAACTCCTGAAGTAATAGTTGACTACGTACCACTAGACGAAGATACCCCTATTGGGGGAACTGCTCAGAATAACTTTACAGAACCACGTTCATTTAGATGTAGGTTCTGTGATGAGATTATGTTTGAGCATAAGACGGCGGATCATAAGTGTGAGGATGTAAACGATGGCGAAGACTCGTGATATCGGTAATTTTTACTGGCACCCTCTGATTTATCCCGTAAAACCTCCTGTACTATTAGATAGGGCAGAAACCCAAGAGATAGATGGAAAATATCGTGGAGGCAAGGGCTGGGCGATAAGACTTCCTTTTACTAGACTTTCTATTGTTATAGGTAAGTGGCAAAAGGCGTACGATGAAAGAGTGGCTCTTACTAGAGCTATTAACGGTAGGGCTATAGAAGAAGCGTCCTTTGATTGGGATACTGTAAGATACGGGGCAGAATATGAAGATCTTTAAGCGTAAAAGCAAAAACACAAAAGAATTATCAAAAGTAAAGCGTAGAGTTAGCACACTACCTACTGGAGAACTTATTGGGTGGACAGACCAAATCATTTACTCTATTGGTCGTAATCTATCAGCATGGCAGAAAAGTCAAAACCAAAGCTCATTAGATGAGGCCCAACTAGGTGCAGAGGCTTTACACGCTATTCTAGACACCCTTAAAGAAAGAGCTGTGTAATGGAAGAGCTAGAAGACGATTTTGAAGATATAGAGTCCGAAGAGGATTTAGAGCTAGAAGAGGGCGATTTACCGGAGCAACCTGAGCCGGAGATGGATGAGCTCTCAAAAGAGTTTGTTAAAGCCCTTGTAGATAAGATCATGCAGTTTATGGAGCTCTTGGTAGGCCACGAACTACACCCATATCAAAAGCCACTAGCACGCCGTGTTATTGAGTCGGTTATTATCAACGATGGTGAAGAAATCACTGCCCTGGCTTCACGTCAGTCTGGTAAGTCAGAAACCATCGCTAATACTGTAGCAACTCTTATGGTTATTCTTCCACGCCTAGCTCAAATGTACCCAGAACTTTTAGGTAAGTTTGGGGACGGTATTTGGGTAGGTATGTTTGCTCCCGTACAAAACCAGGTAGAAACCCTATATGGACGTACAGTATCTCGCCTTACTAGCGAACGGGCTATGGAAGTATTTGGAGACCCTGAGATTGATGATGTTCCTACAAAGACACCAGGTGTAACTAAGAACATTAAGTTAAAGAAATCTGGCTCTACGCTTATGATGATGACAGCTAACCCTCGAGCTAAGATCGAATCTAAGTCGTTCCACTTAATTATCATTGATGAGTGTCAAGAAGCTGATGACTTTGTGGTCTCTAAATCTATTGCTCCTATGGGTGCGTACTATAACGCTACTATTGTAAAGACCGGAACCCCTACAACCCACAAGAACAACTTCTATAGAGCTATCCAGCTTAACAAGCGACGCCAAACCAGTTCACGTGCTAAGCAGAACCATTTTCAGTGGGACTGGAAAGATGTAGCTAAAGTTCAGGCTAACTACGAAAAGTTTATTAAAAAAGAGATGCTACGAATTGGAGAGGACTCAGATGAATTTCAGCTCTCATATAACTGTAAGTGGTTGTTGGAAAGAGGGATGTTCATTACATCCTCAATTATGGACGACCTTGGAGACACGTCGCAAGAACTTGTTAAGAGCTATTTCAGATCGCCTGTCGTGGTGGGAATTGACCCGGCACGCAAGATGGACTCAACAGTAGTAACTGTTGTCTGGGTAGACTGGGATCGTCCTGATGAGTTTGGCTACTATGATCATAGAATTCTTAATTGGTTAGAAATCCAGGGAGATGACTGGGAAGAACAGTACTTCCAGATCCAACAGTTCCTGTCTAACTATGACGTACTAGCTATCGGCGTAGATGCCAATGGTGTAGGAGATGCGGTTGCTCAGCGACTAAAGATCCTTATGCCTAGAGCTGAGGTTATCTCGGTAACTTCCAGCCCTACTGAACAGTCAAAGCGGTGGAAGCACCTTCAGTCCCTGATTCAACGTCAAATGGTTTCGTGGCCAGCCCACGCTAAAACCCGACGCCTTCGTATTTGGAAGAAGTTCTACCAGCAAATGACTGACGCAGAAGTTCAGTATAAGGGCCCTAACTTCTTGGTAGCGGCCCCTGATGAGGCCCATGCTCACGACGATTTCGTAGATTCTCTAGCCTTAGCTTGCTCTTTAACCCAAGAAATGGTTATGCCTACGGTAGAAGTCAGTGCCAGTCCTTTCTTTTAATTATTGTATTTAATGTGACAAAACGCTCAGTACAAGACAGAATTAACCCTGAGGACCTCAATCCCAACCCTATAGGAGAATAAACAATGGCAATGGAAAATATTGCACCAACACCTCAGTTCCCTGAGCGTGTAGGCTCATCTTATGAGCGCAAGTTCAGCCCAGCAACACCAGGACTTCGTGGTCCACTTCGTTTCGAAGAAGGTATTGCAACAGATACAGACGTCCCAAATGATTTCCAGCTTGGCTTGGATCAGGGTTATGACACACCAGCTGGTCGTCCTAACCACAATGAGAACGTCTTTGAGAAGTATCCAGAAGAGACAATGCGTGAGCGTGCTCACGTTGGGTCTGCTTCATGGGTAGAGGCACCAACATATCTTGGCGAGTTCGCACAAGGTAACTTCGGTGACCACTCTCAGATCGTTATCGAAGAAGTTGTACGTTCAGGTGGCAGCTACCGCCGCATGAACCCTGCATCAGTTAACGACTAATTACTGTATACTAATGTTGTCCCCGGTCGCAAGGCCGGGGATAATATAGAGGAGAAGCATGGCTAACGTTGATAAGTACCTAAAGTCGCACGAAGCAATCGTTAACCAAGCTAAGGCATTGAAGGGCACAAAGAAACGCGGTAAGGGCACAACACCAGAAGCTAATAAATATATTAGCCAACAATGGGCCCTTGTAGGCGGAGCAGCACCAACAAGTCTAAGAGAAGCTGATCCAAAAGATGTTGACTGGGATAAAGTAAAAGCTGATAGAGAAAAAGAAAAAGTAGCACGCAAGAAGCGTGAAATGAAGAAAAAAAACTTCGTAGTTTGAGGGCAAACATGATTGGAATTAATTAATGGCCGGTGGTATTGATTTTAGTCCTCCGTCGTATAGAGCGGCGTCGAGTGATTTAACTATCTCAATTTCTCCACTAGGTCTTGTAGAACTAGCGGATGAAGAGTTCGAAGTACACGGTCCACGTCTAAACCGTTACTCACTCAACTGGGCTATGTATCTTGGCCATCATTGGTCCTATCGCCGTGAGACTGGCGAATCTCAGATGGTCTACAACTATTACCGTGCATTCA